TCGCCGACGACGTACTGTTCGCAGTGAAGATCTGACTCGAAGAGTTCTGCGTCACCTGAACCTGGCTCGCCAAATGCGTTGTGTCGTAGTCGAGTTGCAGATCTTCGTAAGGAAGCTCGCCCGGACCGTCACCGAAGGTGCAGTAGGGAACGTTCGAGTTGTACCTGAACCCCCGACTCATGAACCGAAGCGTTCCGGTCCCCCGCACTACGTGCGACCCTGATTCGGTCGTGACGACAGCCTCTAGCGCGCTCATAGCGTCTGAGCCGCTGAGGTCGGTAGCCGGTCCCATGCTGGTTGTATTGCCGGCATCGAGCCATGTCGGTCCCGTAAATCCGGCATACCTCAGGATGCGGGCGTAACGCGCTCCGGAGGACTCCCCCGATGCTGCGTTGCGCCATGCCGTGTAAAGGTTCGTGATCTGCGTTGCGGTCAGCAGAGTAGGTATCTCCGCCACGAATGCAATGTCACCCGTGTAGTTAAAGTCCGTCATGTTGCCCAGCGACGAAACGACCATTGCGCCGACACTGTCGCAGACAATGCCGTTCGGGACACCGTAATTGATGTACCCCGACGTGTAGGACGTGTAGGCACTGGCAGTCTTGCCATCGAAGGATGCCATGATCTCAGTGGACGTTGTACTCATCCCGTAGACGAGTAGGTGCCAGTTGCCATCGGTCGGGGTGGCCGATGTGCTTCCGGAAAACGCCATACTCAACTGATAGGGCGCATACTGTGCCCCGATCGCCAGGTATGCGCCTGTGTCCTCGATCTGAACTTCAATGTTCGCGCCGGATGGCGCGAAGCCATTGTTGTACTGGTCGTACGCGGACGCGAGTTTGGCGAGATTGCCCGACCCGAGGGCACCAGAGCCCCAGCGAAACGCAATCACGCGCGTCCACTCGGCAGGGTTCGCCGGTCCAGTAATTCCCGCCGAGGACAGCGAAAGAAAGGACGTTGCTACGGGGGTTGTGGTCCAGCTGACCCCCGGGGACGGATTGGTCAGCGTCATGACCGTGCCCGGACCAGCGAATTCCCCGGTAGCCGTGTTGGTCGCGGTAATGCTCGTTCCGAACGCGTACGCGCCTGAACCGGCCTTCGATGTGCCGAAATTGGCCGCAGGGTTATTGCCAGTACTGTCGGCTGCGGACGTTGCGCCGACAGGGTCGTCGAGCCGGTAGACGAAGCGCGGGTTGAGCAGGTTCAGTTCTTCGGTCAGCGGGTCGGCGAGAGTGTACTGAGACAGCAGCGCGAACGCGTCGACAGCTTCGGGCTTGACCGTCCCCCGCAAGCCTCCGGAATCCCAGGTGGTAGGCCAGCGTTCCACGTAGCCGTTGAAGATCGGATACCAGTTCCCTGGCCAGACCCACGCCGTAGAAGTCGAATTCTGCTCCAACTGCCATGAGTTGACCTGAAGTTCCGTCGCCGAAGTCGTCGCCGCCACAGTGAGCGATAGGCCGACCAGTACGCCCGTGGCGTTCGCGGGTGCTGTCCCCCATGCGCGGATCTGAGTCCATCCGGCGGACGTCGAGCCGACCAGCGCGGCAACGTCCCCCGCCGCCCAACTGGTCACCGTTGCAGAGCCGTTGGTGTAGAACCCCATGCACGCCGCTACGTTGGCAGTCGTCGAGGCAGTCACATTGCGGACGTAGATCTGAAACGCGTAGGGCATGCCAGCGCGGACAGACAGGTGATCATAGGTAACTACGTTGGTATTCCCGGCAGTTGCGGCCGGTACGGCAAACTGAAACGCCGTGGTGCCATTGGGGACATTCCCCGCGCCGAGCATCTGAACGGTTCCGCCGGTCGAGTCCGTTCCGGACACCACACCGATATCAGAGTTCGTCGGGTTGTAGCCGGTCGCCCAACCCGAGCCGCAACTAGCGATCTGCTGCGGAAGCAGGTTGGGCGACGCACCCCACATGAGTCGACGCCGGAACGGCTGAAATGGTTCGACATTGCCGAACCATGGGCCACTCGGGTTCAACGGGTCTAGTGCCCCGTCGGAGTTGTCGAGAGTTGTCGAGTACTCCCCCGCCTGCATGGCGTCGAGTTCGTACTGTCGACCCCGCTTGATGCTCACGCTGCCCTGAGTGCGCCCGGTGACGTCGACCCACTTATTCAGGGGTGGACCGCCACCGTTGACGTTCCATGCCGACCCCCAAGAATCTTCGTACAGTGGGGCATTGACGTTCAGCGACACCTACAGGTCCCCCTCGAAGGGAAGCACCTACTAACGTTAGTAGGTGCTTCCCGCTCTATCGTCGATACGGTCGCCACGTGCCGTTGTTCCTGGCACCCAGCTTCAACATCTCCTCTTGGAAGATGTCGCGTAGCTCTTGGTCTGATCTGACCGAACCTTCAACCGTGACCGTCACGTGGTTAGTCACGGTCACGGTTCCGCCAGTAGCCGAGTCCGGCATGCCCGCCGTGGTGCCACCAGGAAGGGCACCAGGAAGCCCCGTACCGCCCAGAGAGGCAGACAAGGCAAGTGGAGTACCCAGCGCGCCTCTTAGGCTCCCCACGGCACCCGTGGCGAGTTGCTTCATGGACAGCGCGGCAGAGTCGGCGTGATCGTCGATGCCCTGCGCAATACCCTTCGCCATCCACTGACCGACTTCGGTCCGGAAGAGCCTCGACGGCGAGTTGATCCCGAGAAAGGACTTCGCTGCGTTGAGCGCTCCCTTCGCAAGCCCTTCTAGGGTGCTCGCAATCGCGCCGCCGGCGTCCTCGATTCCGTGAACGATGCCTTCGACGATGCCGGAGCCGATCGACCAGACCAGCGAAACAATGCTGGAGAGGAAGCCGCCCAAAAAGTGCATCACGTCGGAAAAGGCTTGAGAAATCAGGTGAAGGAAATCCGAGCAGGCTTTTCCCCAGTGGCCGGTTATCAAGTCGAGGACAACCCCGATGATGTTCATCACCAGGTGCATTCCGAGCGTGACGACATTTGAGATGTTCGTCCACGCGAACTTGATTACCGCAACGATGATCCCCCAGGCCGTAGAGATCACATCGCCCAGAATCTCGAATCCGGCCTTCAGAAACGCCCAGGCAATTCCTGCTACGACCTGGATTTGCTTTAGGCACAGCGACCAGAATTCAGACAGTTCAGTCGTGTGTCCGCGCCACCAGGACGTCAGGTCGCCGACGCGAGCCATGACCCACTTGAACACGTTCGCGTCGAGCCACTTCGCCCAACCCTGGACTTCCTTAGACGTCGCTGCCCACGCAGCGCCAAAAAAAGCAAGCGCCGCATGCCACAGAGACATGAACCCCTTAGAGGATTCGGCGGTCTTCTCGACCCACGTCACGACTGTTTTCCAGTGCATGACCAGCATTACCAGCCCAGCGCCGAGCGCCATCACGCCGACCACAAGCCACGTGATCGGGTTGGCCAGGATTGCGGCAGTGAAGGACCACGCCGCCACGCCCGCAGCAGCGAGACCGACAACCAGAATCCCACCGATTGCACCCGCCAGCGCCAGCGCAACTGACCGGTGACGCGTCATCAGCGCCATTCCCGAGGACAGCCACCCAAGGAACTTCTCGGCGTACGGGAGTAGGACGAGACCTATTCGCGTGGCAAGAGCCTGAAAACCCGCCTCAAGCTGCTTGAGTCGTTGGGAAAAGGTTGCCTGAGTCGCCGCCCATGCTGCCCCGAAGCCGGTCGCGCCCTTTGTGAGTTCGGGGTATTTGCTGTTCAGCCGGTCGATCTGATCGACCAGAACGGCGAGGCCAGAACCGGCTTTCTTGCCGAACATGTCCGTAAGAACCTGTCCGGTTTCTGTCCCGGTAACGCCCGCCTTTTTCATGCGGCCGACCAGGTCGTTCAAGGCGAGCTTGAGCCCACCCTTCTGCATGTCCTCGGAAAGAGTCGTTGCCGACATTCCGAAGCGCTTCAGGTCGGCTGCGGCAGTTGCGGCCGGCACCGCCATGGCCTGAACAGCCATGCGCAAATCCGTCGCTGCGACCTTTCCTCTGATGTTGTTGTCACCAAAGGTCGCCAGCGCCGCGCCAACGTCGTTCAGGGTAAGGCCGTAGCCCTTGACCACTGCAAGAACGCCGGACCCGAGGGCATCGGCGAGATCCTGCATGGTCATATCGCCGGAACCGACGATAGCGTTCAACGCGCCCATTGCTTGCGAATAGTTCTGGACGCCCGGAATTCCGGACGCAATCGCAGCGTCTAGCGCGTTCTGAACATCGACTAGGTCGGCGTGACCAACCGCCGCACCCTCCGCCGCAATCTTCAGAATGTCGAGTGCCTGAGGCCCCTTGATACCGATCGAGGCAAAGGACGACTCAACGTGAAACAGGGCTTCGCTGAGCGAGTTAGGCGAGAACCCAACCTGTCCAGCAAGGCTCAGAACCCCATTGCTCAGGTAAGCAATCTGCTGCTTCGATACGCCTGCCTGAGTGCCAAGAAGAGCCATGTTCGACTGGAACTCGGCGGCCATCTTTATGGACTCGTAGGCAGCGCCAAGAGCCGCAGCGCCAATGCCAAGCATTGCGGCCTTACCGACAATGCCGAGCCCTTCCATGCTCTCGCCGCCTTCAGCGTCGAGTTCTGCGAGACCAACCTTTGCTTCGTCGATGGTCGCGAAAAGACCAGTCGCGTTCCCAAGAAATTCAATGAAGACCGGAGGTAGTCCAGCCAATCGACTACCGCCTAATCTGTGCTAGTTGCCTTTGCCCAAGCTTCATTCCAAATTCGGGGCATCTTCGGGGTTGCTGCTGCAATCCCCGGTTTGAAGTAGGGAAACTTGCCTTCGACCCACTTCTTATAAATGTTCTGGTACCCGCCGAGACCGCCGGACATCACGACCGCATTGAATGTCCCCCGGCCAACCTGCCGGCTCTTCCGGCTCGACCGGATGGAGCGCTGAAGCTCACCGGACATCTTGCCCGGACCGCCACCACGGCTGATGTGTTCCGGACTGCTCCGAACCGTGATCGCGGGACGATCGGGGAATCGCTTGGACTGGCCCCGATGATTCCAGCGCGCCTGTCCACGCATGCGGGATTTGATAGACGTCTTCGCCTGTGCCTGCACCTTTTTGAGTGCGGCTTGCGTGGCGATATCGACGCGGGCTTGCATGCCTTCCAAAGCCTCGACTACGTCGCCAACGCCCTCGACAATGGCACCGACCATTCCGTCACCCATTAGCCTGACTCCTTCGCCCGGCGCACTTTGGTAACCGTTTCGTCGATGGCCAATAGCCAATCGAGTTCGGTTGCGGACTGGTCGTCGAGGTCGGACGGGCGACAGTGCAGCAGCGTGCAAAGTCGCCACGTCCGGAATCGAGCGGCGGAAACTTCGTCGAGGTCGTCAGCGTCGTGCCCCTCCAGCGCTGCCCTTATTCGCCAGAGGGAACGATAGGGGACGCCGGGTCCGGGGTAGGCTCAAAGTTCGGCTGAAGAGCCGCAATGTAAGGCGCTACGGCCGTACGAAGCGCGTCGAGGTCGCGCCCCGGAAGATCTTGCACAGAGTCAAGCGACGGCTCAAACGGGTAGGACCACGACACAACCGCAGCGAGCACAAGCAGATCGTTAAGGGTCTCCAGCGGATCGAACGCGTCACCCATAACCTGAGCAATGGCGCGCTGAGCATCCGGGGTCATGTCTGCGCCACCCGCCTTCTCAGCCTCATTCACTGCATCGAGAAAGCCAGCGTTTCCGGTGAGTTGAGCCTGAATGCGCCGAATAGGCCGACGCTGGCGCTCGGTCACATCCTCGACGGCTCGGAGGTCGGCATAGGCACCGGAGGGAAGATTGATACGGGTCGTCATTAGTAGGTGCCGCTCGCAATCGCGTTGGTAAGGGTGGCTTTGATGGGGCTGTAGCCGGCGGACGCGCCAACGTCCGTGGTATTCGCATTGGCCGCGTAGTTGCAGCTCAGTTCGATGTAGTCCTTACCGCGCGATATCTCAGCGCCGGACAGAGTCACATTCGACATGTGGAGATCGAGCCCGACCAGAGCCGCACCCGTGCCGTTCGTGAATGAGATGTCGAGAACCTGCGACGCACCGGTCAGATAGTTGGTCAGCTGTGTGTCCGACTCCATCACAATGGTGAACTTGCCGGAGACACTGACCACGCCGGACCAAATCTGATACGGGAACTGAGTACCGTCAACGGCCTTCACGAGAGTGACCGGACGCTTAATGTCTACCTCAGCGTCCATGATTCCCGCCGCAGCAGTGCCGCCGAGAGAAACGGTCGTGTTCCATGCGGCAATCGGCTTCAGTGCGGAGAATGCCGGTGTCGGTGCGGTGGTTGGGACAGACCCGAGAGTGGTCGCCTTCGCCGTGTACGTAATCATGCCGTCCGGCGAGAACTTGAAACTCATGTCACTGAACTTGCCGCCCGCATACTGCCGGACGCCTGCCACATAGTTGTCAGTGAAGGTGAAGCTACCGGGCTGACCATTGCCGTTATTGAGAACAGCAAAGGCAGTCGCGTAGGGGACGCTCGACCCGGTTGTGACAACGTCGCCGAGAACGCCAGCGAGTGGCCATCCAATGGTGTCCGGGAAGACGTCGCCGCCGAAGTCAACGGTCGCGCTGACCGGTCCGGCAACCTCCCCGTACTGCTCAACCATCGAACCCCGCCAACCCTTATCAGGCAGCAGAGTGAGACTGTCCTTTGGGGTGAGCGACGTCACCGGAATGTACGCCGTCGCTGCCGTAGCAGTGGCGAACCCCGGTTCCCGTGCAATGCCTAGGAATGAGAGTGCGGAACTCTTAGGCACTGGTCACCTCCGGAGCGACAGGAGCCACCGGAGCGGGCTCCACGGGCGCGGGAGCGGGCTCAACGGCCGGAGCGGGGGCAGGAGCCGGGGCAGGCTCGACAGGGGCCGCTACAGGGGCACTGACAGCCGGTACAGTCACGGTCGCCGCCCCCGGCGTGACAGGCATCCAATACCCATCCGCCGGCGCTTCGCCGGGAAGGTCGATGCACTGGCCAGGAAGCGCGGTAATGCCGAGAGTGGGGTAATACAGCTCAGTCGAACCAATGAAGCGGAAGGAATTCAAGAAAGTCCCTAGATGGTGTTAGCGCACTGGATTTGGATTACGGACGTGGCCACACGGCCTAGGTGGTCGGGGTCCCAAGTGACTTCCGTCTGATCAGTCAGCGGAACGGCAACGGTCACGCTGTCGCCGAGACTGGGATCACTGCGGACGACTGCAACCACCGCATCGACAAGGGACTGAGCGCGCGTGTACACGCCTTGCGCGTCGTCGCCGCCCGGTACACGTCGACCGTGATTTCTACGGTGTAGCTCTCGTCTAGCCACCCCGGACCGCCACCACCAACCAGACGCTTTGCCTTGACCGTGCGGTGAACGGCACCGACCGACACAATGTCTTCGGGCTGATCCGGCCCCGGTTCGTCGTAGACGACAATCAGGCGCGCATCGGGATTGGACGGGTCGGGGGTGATCTGCGCGGATAGCTGAGTGAAGAGCCAGAGACGCGCGGCAGGGGCGGAAGACGTGGGAATGACAAGAGTCACTAGGCGATTCCGGGAGGTCGACGGAACGGGGACCACAGTTCAATGACACGGTCCGGCAGGGCGAATCCCATCGGTGCGCCCGCAACGTCTCCGTCTTGTGCTGAGGAACCGAATCGAGGTCGGCCGCTCTGCTGCGTCTGCTGCCAGAGGTGGCGAATCAGTTCCAGCGCTCCGAGACGAACCGTGTACGGGATCACGCCCGCTCGCCCCGCCGTGTACGTGAGTTTGATGTTCTTCGAGCCAGCGGCGAACAGTGCGGCTTCGCCGCCGAAAGTGCGTCGGGTGATCTGACCCGTGGTGTAGTCGGCCGTGAAGGCGAACGCGTTCATTTGCGCGCCGAGTTGCTGTTCCGTCAGCAGGAACGCCGACAGCCCGTAGTACTCGGTACAGCTCAGAATCGATGCCAGCGGAACCCAATCGGGGAAAATCCAGGAAGCGCCACCGTCGAACCACTCGGTATGCACTTCCGGCAGCAACGGGCCGACCACGTCGCGCGCCTGATCGGCGGCAGTGAGAATGAAGTTCTGTAGCTCATCGTCCGAGCGGGTATCGGCCAGATTGATGTTCAGGTGCTTTTTCACGCTGACTAGGTCGACGATCTGTTCTACGCCGACCGGGCGAACGGTGAACTGATCCGCGTATGTCCAGCGGACGTTAGTACCGACAGCCGACCACGCGACCAGCCATACCCCGAGGGTCGTCGCCGACGAAGCGATAGCGGTATAGACACCAGCACCAGCACTCACAGTGGCCGGCGTGGTCGCATTCCCGAGCGGGTCAGTCACGGTCACCGTGACTGTCATGGATTCCGTCGCCGGATTCCCGCTGTCGTCGAGCACGGTCGCCGACAGGGGCACGTCTTGCCCAGCGAAGTACATAACCTGAGTCAAGACATGCCCCCTTCAGCGCCAACGGTGGCGGTGCCTGATGTGCTCTCGCCGGTGCTTGTGGTGTTCGTGCCGGTGCTTGTGATGCTCTCGGCGCTTGTGCCGCGCATGGTGCTTCCGATGCGCGTGCAACTGGCGATGTGCGCGCTTATGGCGCTTGCGCCGCTCATGGTGGCGCTTCCGGTGCAGCCCCTTGCGCTCATGGCGCTTGTGGTGCAGGTGCGTCCGGTGCTTGTCTTTGTGGTGCTTGCGGTGCTTGAACTTCCGGTGATGTTCTTTCCGGTGCATGTGCCGCAAGTGGTGCAGGTGGTGCGTGCCCTTCGTGCGCTTGCGCGGCTTGCGGGGCTTGTGACTACGCGTCGACTTCCGCGTGTGTACGCGGTGATGCTTTATGTGGACGCGCCGAACGTGTCGACGCCAGTGCTCTAGGGACACAGACCCTCCCCCGAAGGGGCACCTACTAAAGTTAGTAGGTGCCCCTCGTTGTCCTTAGAAGGTGGGGGCAACCAGACCGGTGCCGCTGACCACGGAAATGGACTGCGGGTATCGACCGGGCTGGAAGGAGGCGTAATTGTAGAGCCGGACGTAAACTGACATGTTCTGCGCGTACGTCTGCTGGAAAGCCTCAGCCCGAATGTCGGACTCCCAGAGCATCAGGTCAGCCATGCGAGCAACCAGGACAACATCCTGATTGGTGCCGGTACCGAGGTTCGTCGGAAGGCTCGCGTCGACATAGACGGGAAGCCCCAGCATCGAACCCACAAAGCCCTGAGACGCATTCGCCGACAGGTTGCCGACAGCGTTCATCGGACCGCCGGCCGCAGGGACAACCAGCGGACGACCCTGCGTGTCCTGCTGCGCGATTGCCCACGCCCAACGGCGCGGGTGCATGATGATTGCGTCCGGGGGCAGGAATCGGCTGGTGTGGATCGCCTGAATGGCACCCGCAAGCTTCGAGTACAGAGCCGCAAGCGTCGGCGAAGCGCTGGTGAAAGCGAGCGCGTTCGTACCGGCCAGGGTCGTGATACCGGTCAGCGTGCCACCGGTACCGGCACCCTGGATCACCTGAGTGTCGAGCTGAACGGCATAGGCCGCCGCGAGATCGGCGAGCACGACAGAGTCAATGTTCAGCGGACTCTGTTCGAGAAGCTGAAGCGAAACGGTCTGGCCACCCGCGATGGTCACGACCGGACTAGAAACGCTGGTCGTGGTGAGATCCTGTTCGAGGACTCCGCCGTTCTGCGCTGTCTGCGGAGCAACCTGCGTACCGGTATTGATCTTCGGGATGTTGATCGAGTCGGTTCCGGCCGGAAGCTCCATGGTGGGGCACAGGTTCGCCACGACTCGACCGGGGCGCGCGAAGGCGATGAAGTCCTGTTCGAGCCACAGGGGCGGAACGAACTCGCCACCGCCGCCATTGGCGGTCGACAGCGCCGCACGCTTCTCGTCCTGAGCCGCGCGAATGCGGTCGTTGCGAATCAGTCGGTCGAGCGCGTCACGGTCACCCTTGTTTCGGGCAAGGTGAAGGTCTCGGAAGTACGACCGCCCGTCGTTGGCCTTCCGATACACCTCAGGCTCACTGGTGACCTGAACGGACGGCGCATAGCGCTTCCGCATCTCTTCGGAAGCCTCATCCATCCGAAGCTGAGCATCGAGTTCGGAAATGCGGTCGTCGAGCGCGCGAATCTCGGACTCGTCAGTGTCGAAGCGGCTCGACTCATCGTCGGTAAGGCCGCGCGACTCCGACTGAGCTACCTTCAGCACCTCGTCGATAGCGGAGCGCATCGCAGCGCGCTTGGAAATGAGATCAGCAATAAGCTCACGCTTGGTCAAAAAGGTTCCTTACGAATGGCGGGGAGAGATGTCCAGTGCGCGAAGACGGGCGCAATACAGGGACAGGTCCGGAACGGACAGCGACTCAATCGCCGGGGCAGGCTCGGGAAGACCGCCGAGCGCCCCCAGAAGGGCGAAAATCGCATCTAGCTTGTCCGGGGTCAGCTCGACCCCAGAGCGGAGCGCACGGAGCGCGTCAGCGGCTTCACGAGACCGAAGGGAAGCGCCGGCCGTGTGAGGGTTCGCGCCGTAGTTCACGGCGCTTACGTCACCCTTGTGCATGTCGACTTCGGTAATGTCGCGCTGACTCCAGTCAGGCGACCACGACTGACCAGTGACCCGAAAGCCAAAACTCATTTCGTCGAGGTCGCCGCGATCCATGGCGATCTGAAGGTCACGCACGGCCGACTGAGCGGGGTTCAGGTCGGCTTCGACATGAAGGCCGCGCTCATCCTCAGCGAGCCGCATAGTGCCGCTTTTGGTCCTGGCCAGCGTCAAGCCCTCATGGTTCAGCTTGAACGGCACGTCAGCCCCGTTCGCCAGGGTCTTAGCGAAAGCCCCCCGGCGCA